GATCAATGTCTGTGGCGATGCCGCCTTGCCATACGATGGGGCGATTTGCAGCGCGAGATTGCAGATAACAGCGATCTCAGCGTCTGGGGGCAGGTTTGTATCCGTGTCCGGCTCCGTAGCAATGCCAATCGGAAAGCCGAGTTCAATTCCTTGGGAATGCCACTGCGCCATCAAGCCATCAAGCCGGACCTGCACATCTGCAAAATCCTCGGCTGACATATCCATGCCAGACCCTCCCATGCCCAACTCATTGAAGGCTGCCTGAATGATTTCGCGCTTTGTCTTTGACATGCCATGCCCCTCAAGGTTTGGGCGGGACAATTAAGCCCCGCCCGATTGGTTTACTGATTGGCCACGTAGACGCCGATTTTCTCGGGGTCAACTGCTTCCGCCGCGAAGTAGATATGGAAGCGGGCGGTCGTAATGCCGGTCAGGTGGTTGAAGTCGTAGGACATCACCAGCGGCGCGCCGTTCTCGGTCGTGGTGGTCATGACCTTGACGCCTTGATCGGTCGGCCAGTTCAGCTTGCCATACTTCAGCTTGATCGCGTCACCCGAGAAGAACAGGTTTGCGGGCTTGGTCACGGCGTTGATGAAGCTAACCGCTGCCGAGTTAGCGGCAACGGCGGTGACGTTCTGATAGGGGCCGGTGGCCACAATCGCGGGGCTGATCGTCAAGGTGGTGCCGCCGCCTGCAACCGCAAGAACGCGGAAGGTTTGCAGATCGTTGGTATCCGACTTGGTGATCATATGCACAGCGTTCACGCCAGCGATGGTGAAGGTGTCACCCGCCTTGATGTTCGCAATGTTTGCGCCCTGAACGGTCAAGGACATCTGGCGGTTATCCACCGGAATGCCGTTTGCGTCTTTGGAAACAACAGTGTGCGACTGTGCGCCGTTGATCGTGGTGCCGGTGACAGTGCCACGTGCCGCGATATTGATCAGGTTGTCGGTGCGGAACGTCTGGAAATTCGCAATGTCAGGAACCTGCGAACGTTCATAAGCGGCCTTGGTGCGGTCGCCCATGTAGGACCGCACGGCGAGTTCATTCGAAATCGCGCGGTAGTCCGTCGCGTTGTAGAATGCCTTCACGTCCGACATCATGATGCCGCGCTTGAGGAAGTATTCTTCCATCGTTGCGGCCCCGGCGTTCGAGGCAATGCCCGTTTGCGCCAAGTAGATGTTGCCGCGATCAACTGCGCGCTGGTAAAGCGTTTGGTCGATCAGGCCAGCAAGCGCTTTACCAGCGGCCTCGCCGGTCTTCTGCATTTTGACCGGATCGCGCATTTCGTAAGCGTTCAGCTTGAAAAGCACGTTCTCGGGGGTGCGGAAGGTCATCGGCACAGCGCGGTCAATCACGTCCATAGCGGTCGAGCCAGAGATGTCAAAGCCCGAAACGGTGCTGGCGTGGTAGTTCTGGCGTTCATAGATCACATCGCCAGCGCGTTGCGCCACGGTGCCATCAATGGTTTCTTTGTCCACCGCCTTCGACAGAACGCAGTTGGCCTCGAACGCATCCGCGAAGGATTCGTTCATGATTTCGATTGTCTTTAGGGAGTCGTTAGCCATTGGCTTTCCTTACTTTTCCATACGCTTTTTCGCCGCTCGATATTCGGTGTAGTCACCGGATTCCCGCGCTTTGGCGTGAAGCTTTTCGAGTTGCTTGTTGATGCCACCGACCACGCCAGCAGACGCAGCCGCGCCCCGCAGTCGTGTCTCTGGCTTGGGTTTGTCGGATTGTGGGCCTTTTACTGCCATTTTGCTTGCCATGTTGATGAGTTTCGCCGTGAATTTGACGGGGTTATTTTCGCTTGCCAGCTTTGCCATCGCGTCAGGGTTTTGCGATAGCGCGTAGACCATGAGAGCGGGGTCAACGCCGATTGCCCCCATAGCTTCCAGCAAAATACCCTGCTTGCTTTCGCTGAACGTATCGCGCACTGCTGCCTCGGCTTCGTCGTAGTCTTTGACCTTTGCCGATAGTGCGGTTTTCGACTTTGCATAGCCGCCCAAGGTTTCCTGCCATTGAACGCGCTGCTCTTCGGCCTCGGTTTCCGCCGCTTTTGCCTTTGCGTCCGACTTCGCTTTGACCTCGCGCCAATCAACCAGCGCGGCTTCAAACTTGTCTTCGTCGTAATCGCAGGATTCAAGCGTGGGCTTTGGGCCTAGCGCAGGTTCGGGTTCGGCGGGTTGCTTGGCTTTTTCCAGAGCCGCGAGACGTTCCTTGAGTTCTCGGTTCTCTTTGAGTGCCTTGCTTGCCTCTTTCAGCTTTTGGCGCTGGCGCTTCATAAACGGCGGCGCATCCTCGGGCAGTTCGTCACTGCCTTCGTCTGCCTCGCCATCCTCGCTGGCTTCTTCCTCGTCTTCATCGCCCAAGGATACCGTGAAAGCATCCTCTTCTGGCTGTTCGACGCCCTCGGCCTCGGTCGCTTCTGCGTCCGGCTCCACTTCGTCGATTTCGCTCACTTCATTGTCAAGCATGGTTAGCCCTTTATCTCATGCCATTTTGCGGGGGCATGGTTCCCGCAGGTCTCAGAGTTTGAGCCGCATCTGTGGCGCTCTTTCTCTGGTCAATTTCAATTCCCGCCAGCGTTTCCGCTGTCTTGGCTCTGGAAAGGTCGGTATCAGCGACAGCCTTGCCTGCGAGAGCTTCCTCTTTCGCGGCATTGGCCATCATGAATTGCTCTTCCGGCGATGGCTGCGCGCCCTGCTGTGCGGCGTCCATTTCGGCTTGCTCGTCTGCGGTAGGCTTTTCAACACCAGCCGCAACCAACTGCTGACGGAAGTGCTTGCGAACCGCCTTGAGGCCCTCGCCCTCCATGTTCATAAGCGCCGCTGCAGTCAGGATTTTCGCATCCGCTGGGTCTTGCACCATTTGTAACATGGCAATGAGGCTGCGAACCGTTGCCGATTTCTTGCTGCTGGAAGTCGGGCCGATATCCGTGGTCACGTCAAACGATGCGCGGCCAATATCGATTGCCTTTTCAACGCGCCCGTCGCGGAATGTCGTTTCATCGTTGATCTTGACCTGCTCGACTTGTCCCTGCTCACCTACGGTTTTCATCTTGCGGCCAGGCTCGGTGTAGAGGTCGCGCGCCATAGACAGCCAGACTTGCCCGCAGCGCTTTAGCGACTTGGCAAAGTTTGACATATAGATCACAGACTGCTGATCGAGGCGGGTTTGCACCAATTCCATCGCCTTGCCAGAAAGCTGCGTGTCAACCTCTTCTCCCGCCTGCTGGTTGCCCAGAACGTCCGCAAGGTCTTGGTTGGTGATCTGCAATAGCGCAGCCGTGGGCGTTGGAACCTCGGGGGCCTTGGTGTAGCCAATCGGCCCGGACGGGATTTCATTTCCGCTTGCATCGATCACAGGGTTCAGAAGCAAATAAGCTGGCGTATCAACCGCGCTATTCGCCCAATTGTTTTCGTGTCCTGCGATCTGCTCCGGCGTAAAAATGGGAACTTCGCTACCGCCGCGCGCCGCGACTTCGGCAAGCGATGACAACTGCATGTTGTAAAGCCGCTGCGGGTCTTTCGAATACCGCACGGCACCAGCCCATTGCTCGGCCCCGTCGATAAAGTTGCGCTTGCCGTAGAACGGGATGATCGGCAGATGCTCCCCGGCGATCAGCCCACAATCCTCAAGAACGCCGGATCCGCTCAAGATATACTTGTGAACGCGCTTGCGTTTGATCTTGCGGCTATCGGCGCGGGTCCATCCTGTCGCCTTCAGTTCGGCCCGCGTTTCCGCGTCCAGCTTATCAGCCGCGATCTTGCGCTCGTCACCGCCAAGGCCGACCCACCGCTCCAAGACGTAGGTCTGCTCTTCCCGCACGTAGTATTCCGCAACGTAGATCAGATCCGGCTGTGGCATCCACGAGAAGACATTCTCAACGTCAGGCCTAGCCCATTCACTTGGGGTCTCGCCTTCGAATTCCTCGGTGAATGCGTCAAGCGTGTAAGGCGTCAGGACAAAGCAGAACTTGGCATCAGATTTGTCATAGAGCCGCGCGTTGGGGTCAAAATAAACCGTGGTGTCTGCGTCCGGCAGAGGCTCGAAGCGAATGCGCTGGGCGTCGTTTTCCTCGTCGTCCTCTTCCTCATATTCCGCACACATGCGCCACGCACCAAAGCCGCCAGCGCAGCCTTCCTCGAAGGAAACATCATGCGCTTCCTCTGCAACGCTGTCCTCTTCGTCTGCCCGATAGAGGCCGTTGCACGTTTCGGCCAGATCGTCTGCCTCGCTGCCATCCTTCGGGACGAAGTTGACCGTGATCCGGTTGTTGCGCCATTCGTTCAGGATGCGGTAAACGGCAAGATTGACCTTGTTAATTTCAAGACGAGGGCGGTTTTCGAATTGATCGCCATATTTCCCATCCCACTGCGCGCCTGCGACGGAATAAAAGCGCCTATCCTCTAGCGATTGCGCGCGCTGATCATGGGTTGCCTGCGATGCCGCCGCCATGTTGCGGCTGGCCTGCTGGAATATCTCGTAAAGCTTGTCCGACTTTTCCACCAACGGCCCATCTTTCGCGAAAAGATTGAATATGCGCCGTCATTATATCGCTATTCTTGAAAATAGCAAGCTACCGCCTAGCCATAGGCATGGCTCTTGGCGCTGGCGCTACTGGTAGCCTCTTTGGGGGTTTGGTAATGATGCCGGGGAACAGTGACGTGAAGCCCCAGACAAGCGCATCAACACGGTCTGGTGAGTAACCCTGCGCGGCCCTGTCGAACCCGATAGTGAAGGCGCATAGCTGATCCACCAACTCGGGGAATTCATCGCAGTGCCGGACCTTGCCTTGCTCATATAGCGCGGCAATCGGTTCCGCTCTAATGTGCTTGCCCCGTGTAGCCGTGACCTTTTGCACCGGAACCGATCTGCCTTTTGCTGCGGCCTTGATCATGCTTTCGACCATATCGCCGCCTTGGTTGACCTCGGCCACAACGCAATCCGCGTCGAATGTATCGAATAGGCTGATCGCCCGCCGCGCCCATTCCTCGGGGCGATACTTCCCGCTTTCATCGGCCAGCACGTAGCCGCGACCGTCCATGCCGATACCCATTGCAATGATGCCGGTTTCATCGCTGCCAGCGGTGTTTGTGGTAGCAGGGTCAACCGCGATGACAACGCGCCCCATGACCGGGGCGGTATCTTTCGAGATCCACGCGCGCCGCCACAGGGCGTTGTCATCGTCTGCCGTAAATGCGCCCTCAAAGAACCGCCGCCGCATCCGCTCGGGAAGGTTGCGCAGGCTTTCGATGTAATCCGCTGGCAGGTTGGCGCTGTTGTCGATCGGGTTTACGGTGATATGCCGATAGTTTTCCGCATGGTCAGCAATGGGGAAACCGCCGTCTGGGTGAATGCCATTGATCCAGATCTGATATGTCCAATGCGCTGCAACAGTCGGGTTAAGGTCAACGTATAGCCGCAGCGGCAAGCGCCTGCCATCAACCTGCATGACGCTTTGCGCAAGGCGCGTCTGCACAACGCCATAGGCTTCAAGCGTGATCTGCGAAGCCTCGTTCAGATAGATCGTGGCAAATTCCTTGCCGAGAACCTTATCAAGTCGCGCCTTGTCTTTCAGGCCAGCAAGCCAAAGCTGCGAACCGTTCGGCGCTTCAAAGTATCCATCTTTTTCGCGCCATTTCAGTTCTAGGCCTGGGAATGCCAGCGATATGACAGCGGGGATTGTTTCGTTCCCGAGCGATTGCTTCGCGTCAACCCCATCGCTGCGGAAAATCACATGCCGCGATCCGGGGGCCTTGAGCATGCGCGTGATAATTGCGTAAACGACGAAGAACGTCTTGCCGGACCGAGACCCTCCGTAAACCAGCAGATACTTCGCACCAGCCGCGAAAATGGCGCGCACCTCTTTCTGCTTGGGCGTTAGGTCAAAGGTTGGCATCGTCGCCAGTGATCGTCACGGTGAATTTCCCGTCATGGTTCACGTCCAGCTTGTCGCCATATTTCTTGGGCTGCATTTTGGACAGCGCCCATTTGCGCGCGTCGATCCGAAGCTTTGCCCGCTGCACATGATCGGAATTCAGCAACTCCACACCATCAGCGTTAACGCGGGTGTCGTGCTGATTATCGTCGGCAATGTCGAAAATCTCTTCGAAAATCGCATCAGCGCGAACCTCGCACGCGCGCGCGTAACTCGCAGCTAAATCAGCGTCTTTATCGCACCACAAACGGAACGTTGATTCCGCAGGCAACCAATCGTCTGCCCTGCATGTTGCAATGAGGCTTTTCCCCTTTGCAATGCTTGCAAGGATTTCTTCGCAGGCTTTGGCCTTTTGCTCTTGGGTAAATTTTGGATCAACGCTGTTCATGCTTTTAGCCTATCCTATTCGCGCCGTATTGTCACCATCATCATCACGGCCCCCAACGCGCTTGAACCGCTTCGGATGCTGTCCGAGGTGCCACGCATTGCAGATCGGGCAGAGATACGCGGATCGCTTTTTGTCGCGGTTGGTTGATCTGGCGGAGATTTCCTTGGCCAACCGCTGCGACATGCCGATTTTGTTTGTGCACTGCGCTTTGGCTTGTATCAGCCGATCTGCGGCTGGCGGCTTTTGGGTCATTTTGTTTCCCCAACTCGGTTTGCGCACATATCAAGCCCCTTGTCGGTCAACCGAAAGCGCAGGGCTATGGTTTGGCGATCGGCGTTGTCGTCAGCCATTTCCAGCACCCCTAGGCACGTCAAGGCCATTAGGACGCGCATGGGGGCGTCTAGGCGGGCTGTGGGGAGGTATCCTTGCCCCGGTTGCTTTGATTGCTCCCATAGCTGCGAAATGGCGCGCTTAGCGGCCTTTGCCCCGCCTGCGCTTGCAAGGATGCGCTTTGCCTCTGCCGGTATTGTCGGGTCGAGGTCATGCGATTGGTCGCCCAGGTATCGATAGGATGCACGGTCTGACATGCTTGCGGCGAGTGTTCTCATTTCGGCAACTCCCAAATATGCCCAGCGCATGTGCGCTCTTTTCTAATCACCCGGCTGTGATCGGCGAGGTAATTCAGATGATTGCGGACAACTTTGCTAGAGCATCCAAGTTTCGTTGCCATTTCTGACGACAGCATTGGTCGTGCCAACATTGCGACGATCTTTTCCCGGATTGGTCCTGATGTAGATGGCCTGCCCATTTTCGATCTTGCAAAGGTGATGTCGTGATTTAGACCCGCGCGGCTGACGCTGTTATATTGAATACCGAATTTTACCGCGATCTGCTTTTGTGTAAGCCCGGATCTCGCTGCGGCGCGATAGTCATCTGCATAATGCTTCATGGCCGACTTTCCAACTTGTAATATTTGTGGCCGCGCCGCCCGACGCGCTTTAGGCGCAGCTTTCCGTCTTGGTGCAGCTTTGCGAGATTATTATAGGCGCTGGTATCCGAGAAACTGCACTTCGCGGCGATCTCCGAAGCAAGCTGCCATTTGTCAGTGACATGGGAAAGCACCTCTTTCCGATAAA